TCGCACAGTTGATGATATCAAAGATGATTGGCAGGAGCATACTACCTTCCAAAAGCACGAACTATTATCATTCTGCGATTTTTTAATTGATGGTGGCCACTACGAAAGAGCATTGCTCAGTCTCTTTCAGTATTTATATAAATTTCCAGGAGACAGTCTGGAAGTGCCAGTGCTTTATCATATTGCCAGGAGTTACGATCTGTCCGGAAATCCCATCTTAGCCATTCGCTATTATGGTCAAGTCATCAATCTTGCAGCCTCATAAGTTGTATATACCCTATCCTCTGCTGGGTGCAAATGTACTGCAAGACTTGTCATTAATCCTTGTTCTGAAAGAGTATGAGATGCTTGATTCCACGGCACTCTGCGAGATTGATAAAACGAATGTTTTTCTTCTGGTAGAACTTTACCCCTAGCTTTGCGATGAGCAATCCATTTTCTATACCATGGCCCAACTACATCATCACCTACAGACATCACTCTATCTGGATTTTTTTCTAATCTCTTTAACCATTTATATTTAGCACTTTTTGTCATTGCTTCACAAAGTTCCTTAGCCTGTGCCACATTCTTAGGGTCAGTTTGAAGATCCCTAATTGCATCCTCTATTACTGGTTTTCCATTGTTGTCTGGTTCTGGATAGATGCTACTAATAGTCATCCAATTCATACCAATTTTATCTGCAACATCATTTCGTACACCTACCATAAAAACTCGTTGTCTCTTTTGTGGCACTCCATGTTCCCAAGCATTTAAAACTTTATGTGTCATAATATAACCACAATCTTCAAATTCTTTAATCATCATGTTCAAATAATCTCGAGCATAATCCATTGTTAAGCCCTTAACATTTTCACAAATTATCACTTTAGGTTGTAATGTTTTAACCATTCTAACTTGTTCAAAAGTTAAGTCCTCAATATTTTTCATCTTTGCACCATATGCCACCTTCTCTTTTCCCCAGCCCTTTCGTTTAGTTCCTGACATGGAAAATGGTGGACATGGTGGAGAACCATCCAGTATATCAATTTCAACTCCACCTATTACTTGTTGAATTTGTTGTGGTTCTATCTTACGAATATCATCAACAATAACTGGTGTATCTGGCCAGTTTGCACTATAGGTGTCAGCATGAATTTGTTGAAACTCGTTCACACAAATCATATCACCACCAGCAAGTTTGTAACCACAAGAAGAACCACCACCCCCTGCGAAAAAGGAAACTACATTGAATAGTTTTCGGTCTGATGATTTCTTGAGCTCAGCAAGAGTGTATTGAAAATATTTACTTGAACTTGGCATTTGTCATTATCTCCACTAAACAGGCCATTAAATTAATTTCTTGGTCTGCAACAAATGCAGATTTGTACTGATACTCTGCAATATGCAGAATTATTTGAGGAATTGTACTAGGGTCTGCCGATTGATATAAATGGTCATATATCTTACGAAAGATTTTCTGAGGGTCATTATCAATATTATCTACAACCCATGACCGAACACCCTTGAAGTTTTTAGACTTCAAACATTCCATCAACTCCTTCATGTTTGCATCACTTATATTTAGCAAAATTCCAGAATCGATATTTCCAGAAACAGAATATCGTTGCAGCTCATTCAACACCCTACGGAAATCTGGTAGGTGTTTCATAATCAGTTCTGCAACTACTTTTTCTTCATAGGCTATATTATTTTCTGTTAGAATAAGTATACACCTATTCATAAACTCAGATGCAAGTTTTTGTTTATCAGAATCTTTAATTCGATAATCAATAACAGCACACCGTGAATGAATCGGCTCTATAATTCTATTTTTGAAGTTACAAGTGAAGATGAATGAGCAGTTGCTGGAGAATTTCTCCATGAAACCTCTCATTCCAGGCTGGACTGAATCGGGGGTCATGTAGTCTGCTTCATCTATGATGACTACTTTCCTACCCCCTGACATAGAAACGGAACTACAGTATTGTGTAAGTTTATTACGAAGAGTTTCAATCAATCGACCTTCATCAGATCCATTGACAATAATATAATCGCAGTTGAGGGTCTTACACAATACCATAGCCGCAGAAGTCTTTCCTACACCAGCACTTCCACTCAAAATAAGATTGGGTATCTTATCCTGACTAATTATTTCTCTAAATGTACTTTTTATTTCTTCTGGTAAAATTAAATCATCAATAGTGGAAGGTCTGTATTGTTCCACCCATAATATATCTTTATTCATTTAAAAAACCCCTCTAATGTTGGTCTTAATATTTTATCTTTCAATTTTGTTGTGATAAATATTCGTTTTCTATCCTTACCATCTATCCAACCAGTTTCAGTCTTTAGGTGTTCTTTTCCTTGATCCCACTTAAAAGAGAATGATTTTCTTTCTTTTGGAAGTCCGGCTGTTAGTCCGATAAACTCCCAATTATCTGCAAGGTAAACTGAACCCTTTTTATCTGCACCTATGGTTGTAACTATAGCCTGTAAGTCATCATCATATTTGTCATACCAATCTTGTTTTGCACGATTACGAATACTCTTGAGTAATTGAGAACCAAGATTTGGTATACTTTTAATCATACAAAACCTTTTATTATCTGCAACTGCATTGAACATATCATCGAACTGAGATTGTGATTTATTAAAATAATTCAGAATAGATTTTGGTGTTGGTTTGAAACCACTTCCTATCCAAAATGTTCCCACAACATCATTTTCATAGCGTATAATATACTTAATAACTCTGCCGACTGTCTTTGCACTTGCAACATAACTATGATTATCTATTACAATCTGGTCACATATATTCTTATCACCATCGGATGTTGCGATGTTGATTTTTAAACTCATCAGCCTCCAAAGGAGGAAGTTGATTCCGTAGCTATCCAATATTCAAGTTTTTGTCCTTGCAATGTAAAATGTGAAATTCCTTTTGAAGAAACCTCAACATCATAATTGCCGGGAATCATTTTCATGTTTTCAGTTTTGAAAACAAATTTAAAAGTATGTCCAGATTTTTCATCTAAGACTACTTTGAAAGTATCCGTTGAATCATTATTCACATCCAGAGCTTTAACCCTAATACTATCATTAGGATTTGGCCCACCTTCAATAGAAATTTCAGGAGTACCAAGAACATTAGATGCTTTCATTATCTGAGATAGTGCATCTTGAGACAATGTAAACTTAACTTCTGGTTCTGGAAATGTTATATTGTTTTCGGGGGGAGTGACAATCATTGATGGGTCACAATAGACATAATCTACTGAATGTGTATTTGTTCCTATTTTAGTAGATTTTGCATTAAACTCAAATTCAGGGTCATCAAATAATGATGCTGCACCTAGAAAACGGTTTAGTTCATATATAGCAAAATCTTTTGGAAATTCATCCTCAAGTTCTGCCTGTGCTAAAATGTTCTTTTGAACTGATACAGTTCTCAAAACATTTCCTTTTTTAATTTCAATCGACATATTAATATCGCTGAAGTTCTTTAACATATTTAAAGTATGTTTACTTAGTTTCATGTTCACCTTTATGTAAGTATAAAGCAATTATTGCATAATGAATGACTTTCAATAAGTCCTTCTTGTTAAATCCATCCTTCTTACCGTATCGTTGAGAATACTTGAGAATATTGCCGATGGTAAATCCTAAGCCATGGCCTGAGTCAAGTATAAATTCGGTAGATTGGATTTTACCAGTTGCATAATGTTGTTCATAAGTCGAATCAACATACGCCTGGATTTCTTTTAGGATTTCATTTTCATCAAATTTGTATTCAATCATGTAGTATTATAACATAATAAATTTCAAAAGTCAAGTTATTTCTTGTTTGGATATAAATTTTCAGAATTATGGTTACATAGAATTTTACTCTAAGTCTAGACATTTCTTCAAGAAGAAATTGGAGACTACTAATATGCACCATTAAGTTGTCAATTTGAATGTTAGGTCATCATCGTTCTGACGGAAGCAAATTGGTAGGGAAATTTAAATATACAGCTTGGAATTCTAAATTTTATGATAAAAATGCAGCTGGGGAGGAGATATTACCTGCTGAGTCCTTGAACCAGATATAAACTGTTTTGATTTCATTGTCGTCACTACTGAGCGTAAAAGAAACGTTGGCGGAATAGGATGTCGTACTGGTGACACTTGTCCATGAAGCACTGCCTTCCGGAGTCGTACTGCTTTCTGAAGCATAATAACCAGTCACTCCAACATTATCTGTTGTAGAGATGGCTAACGTCACGCTGGTGGAAGTGGCGTTGTCT